TAAAAAAATATAATATTTAATATTTTTAAAATTATAATAATATATATATATATATATATATATATATATGAATTGTGTTTGTATAATTATATTTATATTTATGTTTTATATTTTATTTATAGATAAAAAAAAAGATTATAAAAGTAAAATAAAAAATACTAATAAAATAAAAAATAAATATAGTGATTATGTAGATGAGAATATTAAAGATGAAGTAGATATTGATAATTTATTATTAAATTTAAAAAATAATTTTAATAAAGGTAAGAAAAAATTATTTTTTAATACTATTAATTATCCACCTGAAAAAGATTTAGGTACTAAAGTAAATATAAAAGGCTTACTTGATTTAATTTTTAAAAATATAGATTATAAATTAATAAAAATATTAAATATAGATAAATTAAGTATAAATAAGCAGATATTATTAAATATAGATATTAATTTATTAATTAATAATAATTATTATAATATTTTTATTAAAGTATTGTCAGAAAGAGATGAACAATTTGAAATATTTTATTATGAAAATTTAAATGAAAGAAATTATTTATTAGAACTAAATTTATCAGAATATAACGATAAAAAATATACAACTATTAAAAAATATTTAGAAGAAGATAAAAATATAAGATATAATTCAAGTAAGATGATTTTACTTCCAAAAGTAAAGAATGTACCACTTAATAAATATTTAGAATCATAATAAAAAAAAAAATCTATATATATATATATACTTATGAGATTTTATGAGATTGATTTTATTAAAGGTATTGCTGTTATTTTAATGGTTATTTTTCATATTTTTTATTTATGTAAACATATGAATATAAAATCATATGATCCTGAATCACCTTTATTATATTTTATGGCTAAATTAGCACATACTACTTTTATTATTTGTATGGGTATAAATTTAACTTTATGTAAGCAAAAAAGTAAAAAAAATAAAAAAACTAATAAAGAATATCATAAATCTATAATATATCGATGTATGACATATTTAGTATTATCATTTATGATTTCATATATTTCATATTTAGCTTTTGGTAAAAATCTATTTATAAAATTTGGTATTATACATTTTATGACATTAGGTGTATTTATTACAAGTATTTTTGCAGATAAACCTAAAATTAGTATACTAACATCTATAATTATAATAATAATAAATGTATTAATTGAATCAAAAAAAATTTCTTTTTATAATTTTAATAAATATATTGGTTTTATAACTGGTTTAAATATAAATTTTAATAGTTTAGATTATTTTCCATTAATACCATGGATAGCTATATCTTTATTTGGTGTTATAATTGGAAATACACTATATACAAATTATAATAGAAATTATAAAGAATTAAAAAAAATTAGTAATAAAATAGAAAATTATTCTATTTTAAAAAAAATATCAACATTTGGAAAAAATTCATTATTAATTTATTTATTTCATTTTCCCTTAATATATCTTATATTATATTTTTATAAAAAAAAAATTAATTAGATTGTGGTTCGGTATTTAAACATCCGTGACAATATTTATTTTTATATAATATTTTATATAACTTTGGCGAAATATAACTTTCCATTACAATTGATAATTGACAAGCAATAATATCACCAAATAATTCACCTACAAAAATAGATATAAATATTCTAGATATAAAAAATAAAAGACTATATAAAATTGAATGAGCAAATGAATCTATTAAAATTCTGGATATATCTATATCATCGCAATTACAATCTTTATTGTATTTTGCATATATTTTTATTATTCTAATTGGAAATATTAAAGTTGCTATAAATATAGTTTGTAATGCTTTTGGTATATTACCATTATTCATATTAGAAATAAATATAGCTAATATAAAATATTCTAAATTATTTATAATTGAGTGAAAATCATCTGTTTTTTCAACAATATCTATATAATTTTTTACTATCGGATATTTTGAGAAATTTACCATTTTAAATATATATATATATATATATATATTTAAAATTTAGTTAAATAATTTATTTACTTGATTATTCACTTTTAAAAATGTTGTACATTTAGGTATATCTTTAATTCTTTTTGCTCCTATATATGTACATGTAGAACGAAGACCACCTAACATATCTTCTATAGTATTAATAACATAACCCTTATATTTAACTTTAACTGCCTTTCCTTCACTTGATCTATAATTAGCTACACCACCACTATATTTTGTCATTGCTGTTTTTGATGACATACCATAATATAATTTATATTTTTGTCCTTTTTCTTCAATAATTTCACCTGCTGATTCTTTATGACCAGAAAATATAGAACCCATCATTATAAAATCCGCACCACCGCCAAATGCTTTACCTAAATCACCTGGAACATTAATGCCTCCATCTGAAATTATATACCCTCCCAAGCCGTGAGCAGCATCTGAACATTCTAAAATAGCAGATAATTGTGGCATCCCTACACCAGTTTGTAATCTAGTTGTACATACACTACCATTACCAATACCAATTTTAACTATATCTACACCATTTAAAATTAAATCTTCTACCATCTCTCGGGATACTACATTACCACATGCTAATGTAATATTTGGATATTTATTTCTAACTTTTTTTACAAATGTAGTTAAACTAGACATATAACCATTCGCTACATCTATACATAAAAAATGAGGACTTAATTGTTGAATTAATTGTTGAATTTTAATCCAATCATTTTCCCCTATACCAGTACTTATCATATAATAATCTGGATCTAAATTATCTGGATAATCTTCTAAATTATAATGTTTATGAAAACATGTTATTAATTTTTGTTTTGATAATATATTATACATCTCAAATGTTCCTACTGTATCCATATTTGATGTCATAATTGGAATACCGGTCCATATTCTATTACTATTTTTAAAATTCACTTCTCTTATTAAATTCACTTCTTTACGAGAACTTAATTCACTTCTTTTTGGTCTAATTAAAACATCATTAAAATCTAATTTAATATCATATTCGATTTTCATTTATAATATATAATTTATTATTTCTTTAGATATATATATATATATATATATGTTAGAATTATCTGGAATTATTGGAATAACACTATTAGAAAAAAATAATAAATATTATATAATTTTATATGATGATCATAATAATACCAAATATTGTAAAAAAAAATTAAATTTTGTTCCTGAATTATTAAAAATATTTAATAAAGACATTATTAAAACAAGTTTTTTTATTGAAGATTATAAAGAGAATAATGAAAATTATTATATGTGGGATAATATTAAACATTTAAAAGAGTTTAATAAATATTTAAAATTAAATAAAAATAAAGTTAATTGGTATTTAACGGATATACGATTATATATTGGAAATATTTTTAATATTGAAAAAACAAAAAAAAACTTAGATTTTATATTTGATTTAAATAATAATAATAATAATAATTTTTTAATTAAATTAAAAAAAGAAATTAATGAATTTTTATTAAAAAATATAGTAGTTAATAAATTATTTTTAAAATTAAAAAATAAATATATTAAAATTAGAAAAATAAATAAAATCGATCAAACATTATTTCAATATTTTTTTAAAGGTTATTTAATCAAAGATTTAATTTTTGATGATACTCGTTTTGAATTAGACTATATTATTGATAACTTAATGGAATTATATTTGATTATAAATATTATAAAATATAAAAAAAATATAAATATATTTTATTATGGTTTATTTCATTGTATAAATATTGTATATTATTTAAAAAGATCTGGTTGTAAAACTATATATGAAGACGGTATAGTAGAAAGTAAAATAACTGATAAATTTTTAATAGATAAATTAGAACATAATACCGAATCATGTATTTTTTTAGATATAGAAATTTTAAAAAAAAAATTAAAAATATAATTTATTATTTATTATTATATTATTTATTTATTATATTTATCTATATTAAATTTTTTTTTTAGTATTTTTCTATAAATAAGTATATACTTTTATAATATTCTTATATAAACACTTATTAAATATATAAAAATAATATAAAAATAAAATAAAATGAAGATTTGTTATTTAATTCCAGCAAGATATCATTCTACACGATTACCAGGAAAACCATTACTAAAAATTAATGGTATTAGTATTATTAAAAGAACATATAATCAAGTATTAAAAGTCAAAAATAAAGGTGATATTTTTGTAGTAAGCGATGATGATAGAATTATAAATGAAGTTGGTTTCGAAAAATGTATTAAAATAACAAGAAAATGTATAAATGGAACAGAAAGAATTTGTTATGCTTTAGATAAATTAGAAAATAATTATGATTTAATTATAAATGTTCAAGGCGATGAACCATTTATTGATCCTTGTAATATTGATTATTTAGTAGAAGCTCATTTAAATCATGAATTATATAAGATAATTGATGATAGTATTGATGATAATATTGTTTGTATGACTTTACATAATATACTTAAGAAAAATAATGCTTTAAACCCTAATATTGTAAAATTAGTTTTATCAAATAATAATAATATTTTATATGCTTCACGAAGTGTTATTCCAGGTAATAAAAAAAATAACTTAATAGATAATATTTATAATGAACATATTGGTATTTTTTCATTTAATAAAAATTTTTTAAAAAAATATATTGAATATCAAAATACAACACTTAGTCAAATTGAAGACATTGAATGGTTAAAAATACTTGAAATGGGTTATAAAATAAAATCATTTCAAATACCTGGCAATCATGAAATAGGAGTTAATACTAAAAAAGATTATGAATATTTAATTAATAAATATTCTTAAGTTCTAAATATTTATTTTTATATTTTAAATATTTATGATAATATCCACCTTTTTTTATAATATTAACAATAGGTTCTTTATCAATAGCTTCTTTAACAATAGGTTCTTTAACAATAGCTTCTTTAACAATAGGTTCTTTAACAATAGCTTCATTTACGGTAACTTTAACAGTTTTATTATCAATAGGTTCTTTAACAGTAGGTTCATTTCTGGTAACTTTATTTAAATCTATCGATAGTTTAGATTTTTTTAATTTTTTAATTTTGGATAAAATTGTTTGATAATCATTATTTTTTAGTAGCTGATCTAATTTTATTGAAAAAGATTTAAAATCAATCATATCTATTTTACTAAAATCTACATTTAATTTACTAATATCTATAGAGGTTCCTCCATTTAAGACGGTATTATTATTTAAAAAACTAAATTGGTTCTCTAAAAATTTAATATCTTGTAAAAAATTGTATTGTTTTATATTTTTTTTATTTTTATCAGTTATATTAACTTCATCACAAAAAGTTATATTTTTTAAATTTTGATATACTGGATTTTTTGAAAAAGATTTAGCAAAACGATCTAATGAAAATTTTAATATACATAATTTCTGAACCCAATTATGTATATCAATGAAGCCTTGTGCTACTATATAAAATTTTTTTTCATCATCCGTATATGTAATTATATTTTCTGGTATATTAATTTCTGGTAATTCTATTTTCAATTTTATAAAAATATCATTCATTATTTTATTATCGAAAGCATATTTTTCTTTCATTTCATTAATAAAATTCATTTATATATATAAAGAAAAAATTATTATTAAAACATTTTTGTTATTTATCTATTTATTTTTGTTATTATTATATTTAGATTATTATTTTATTTTTTTATTATCATTTATATTTATTATATTTATTTATTTATTTTATTTATTATTATTTTATATAAATTTTATTTAAATAAATCTAATTGATCTAATTTTTTTTCTATATCAGATGTTTCTGAATAATTATTTCTTTTTTCTATATCAGATGTTTCTGAATAATTATTTCTTTTTTCTATATCAGATGTTTCTGAATAATTATTTCTTTTTTCTATATCAGATGTTTCTGAATAATTATTTTTTTTTTCTATATCAGATGTTTCTGAATAATTATTTTTTTTTTCTATATCAGATGGTTTTTTTATTATAGTATTTAAATCATTCACTATAGTATCTGTTTCATTTATTATTTCATTTATTAACTTAGTTTTTTTATCTAATCTATAGTCATCTATAGTATCTATAGTATCAGATAATTCTTTTTCATAACCAACAGATTTAATTGTATTTTGATTTTTTAATAAATATTTTTTAATTTTTAATAATATAGAATTAATATTACTATCATAATTAGTTTGTATTAGTTTATTAACCATAGATTTAATATAATTTAATAAAAATTTTACTTTATATTTAACATTTTTTTTATAAAAACTTTTAACATAATTTATTAATTCTAATGTTAATATTTGAAATGTTTCATATACTGTTGTAATTGATGTTTTTTCAGGTTTTTTAAATAATTCATAAATATCTACCTTTTGAATATTATGCTTACTCATATATATATATATATATATATATATATATTTTTATTTTAATCTTTTAAATTATATATATATATGTATATTTTTTATTTATGTATAATTTGTATATATTTTTTATTTTATTATATTTATAGTATACTGAAAAAATTTTTCCATCATAATTATTATTTGTATCTAATTTATATATTTCTTCCCATAAATCTGCTTACCATTTGTCAATCTGTTCGGTACCAAATTCCAAATTATTATATTGCCAATCCATTCTATGGAACCATTTAGCTGATTTATTATTAATATTATCTAAATTTAAATTTTTACAATCATTATGTGAACAATTAAATACCATTAAACTTGACCAATTTTTTTTTTGGATACTATTCTTGTAATTGTCCATTCATTTTATATTTTAACTTACATTCTTTATATTTATATTGAACACAAGAAATAGCTTTTTCTTTATTAATATATATATATATATATATATATTAATATTTGTAAAATATCACAATTCCATAAAAAGTCCGAATCACAAAAAATAGTATAATCTTCATATTTATTTATATAAGGAACTAAAAATCTAGTATATGTAAAATCGGTTGAACCATTATTGTCTTTTCTATTAAAAATCTTTTTTTTTCTTCTAAATCTTTTTTTATTAAGGGTATAATATTAACTTTATTATTATATTTAAGAATGCTTTTTTTACAAACTTTATAAGCTAATTTATGACCATAATTACTAGAATCAAAACCAATATATATATATATATATATATCATAAATAAATATATTATTTTTTAATATTTAAATAAATAAAATAAATATATTATTCTTTAACTGTCTTTTCTACCAATGTGGCTAATTGAGATACTGTTGATTTAGACAACTGTTATTCGATACTTTTTTTAATTGAATTTAGTAAATTATTAATGTTATCTAGTAAATGTCCAAAATCATAATCATATTCATTATTAACTAGTTCATCTATGAACTTGTCTATATATCGTTACTTCTTCAAGTGATGTATTGAATATACTATCACCAATATATATTATTCTTATATCCTGTTCTCGATAATTCACATAATATATTGTAAAATATTAATTATGGTCATAACATTATAAATGATTATCTAAATTTTCACTAATTAATGTATAAATAGTATATCTTTTTCACAAATGTAGATTATTAAGTTTTATATACATTAATTAAGTTAAAGTTACATCCACGTTTTTTAATTTTTCAAATTCAAGTTGTCGAGTGTTCTTTCTTTCTTTATTTAAATTGGTGTGTTCTATTAGTCTTAAATGTAAATACGGAACACTTCTTCCATCTGTATGTAAATATAAATGTTTTTTATTATCTATAAACTCTTTTTTTATTATAGTATATAAATGTTTCCATAATTTTTCTTTTATGATATTATCTGAATTTTTTATAAATAATTTAAGGTGAATATAATCATTTTTATAATCATTTTTATTACTAGGACAAGGTATTATCAGTAAATTATTGTTGTCAATGCTTTTAAACTCAATAAATTTAATATCTCCAATACACTTTTCTAAAATCTTATTTCCAAAACAATCTTGTGTATTACTAAAATTTTTTGAACACGTATTAGTAAAATTATTTCTTACTAATTTAAATGTAAATTTTTTGTTTAATTCATCTCCCTTAGAAAAATCAATACTATCACATTCCCACATATAGCCATCTTTTTCATCACCATTTGTAGGAAATATATTAGGACATCGTCCAATTTTCCACATATTTAAAATTTCTTTCCAAGTTTTATCTAATTCATACCATATATTTGATATTAATTTAATTGTATTCGATTGTGTAACCTCATCATGATATTTAGAGGATCGACATACAGTAATATCTTTTTTTTTTTCATCCTTATCATCATCGTATCTAAAACATGACAAACCTTTAAATTGTATATCTGTAACCTTGTTATACTTATTATTATTACCTAAATCTATATGTTTACCTTTGGGGTTGACACCTCCATCTAATTTTTTAAATTCTATGTATTTATTTTTATATTTTAAATATTTATTATAGAATATTTTATCCGACATTATATATATATATAATAAAATAAAAATTTGAAATATAAATTTATTATTTAAGAACTTAATATTTATTATTAAAGAATGGATATATTTCATATTAAATCTGATGCTATAAAATTTATTAATAAATGTAGTAATAAAAATATACATTTATTTCAAGAAGATATTAATAAAGAAGGTAGTAAAAGATTTATAGTATCAAGTTATGATAAAATATTTAACTATATGATGATGAATAATAATAATTTATATGAGTCATGGTTGGAAAATTCTAAATTACATTTTGGATTAGATTTAGATATAAAGGAGAATAAAGAAGATTATAAAAAAGATGTATTAAATATAATAAAAAATATAATTAAGGTAGCAAAAGAAAATTATAATACAGATATAAAAGCAAATACAATTTATTTAAGTAAAGTTGATGATGAAAAAGATAAAGTATCTATTCATATTAATTGTAAAGGTTTAGTATTTGAAAATTATAAAGCTTGTAATCAGTTTTATGATAAATTAGAAAAAAATCCATCAATAGATGATTCTATATATCGTTTAACATGCTTAAGAATGTGTTATAATCAAAAATTTGGAAAAAAAAATTTTTTAAAACCATTTAGAATTAATATAGATAGAAGTAAAACGGCCACAATACCTGATATTATTAATAATAATATTAATAATAATACAAATATAAAAACAAATATGAATATAAATAAAAAATATTGGTTAAATACTTTACTAACTAATATAGATAAAAAATTAAATGTAATAAAATATGTTAAAGAAAAAACAGTAGAAAAAGTAGAAAAAGTAGAAGTAAATCAAAATATAGAATTAGAAGCACTTTTATTTAAATTACCAAATGAATATTGTAATGATTATAATAAATGGATTAAAGTAGCAATGGTTTGTTATAGTGAAAATAATTATATTGTATTTGATAAATGGAGCAAACAGAGTAAAAAATATAATAAAGAAAAAAATGAAGAAATATGGGAAAAGTTAAAAGATTATATAGGAAAAAAAGTTACAATTGGATCATTAATATACTGGTTAAAAGAAAATAATGTAACAAATCCATTTTCTATTAGTGTAGAAGAAACCATTAATAAATATCCAAAAACTAATATTATAATTTCAGAAAATTATAAAATTAAAAGAATAAACAACGAAAAATTAGATGTAGATAGTATTAAATATGGAATGAATAAAAAACTATTTGCTATACAAAGTGAAAAAGGAACAGGAAAAACAACTAGTTTAATAAAATATTTATTTGAAAGTGGTAGAAAAGAACCTGAATCTGTATTATTTATATCATCGAGAAGAACATTCGGTATAAAATTATTAAGTGATTTAAGTAAATATGGTTTTAAATTATATTCTGATATAGAAGAGCATTATATAAATGAAAATAGAGTGATTGTTCAATTAGATTCTTTAATGAGAGTATCAAAAAATGAATATGATTTAATAATTATAGATGAATGTGAATCTTTGGCAAGATATATGACAGGAAAGCATTTTAATAAAAATAGCAATTCTAGTTTAATTTTATGTGATTTAGAATATAGAATTGGAAAATCTAAAAATACTATTATAATGGATGCTGACTTATCCGATAGATGTATTCACTATTATAAAAATATTATAAATTCATATGATGGTATAGATATAGATAAAGATTTGAGGGTATTAATAAATGAAAATAAACCATATGAAAAATATAAAATGAAGTATTTAAAATTTGATAATTGGGCAAAATTAATATTAAACAAGGTAAAAGAAGATAAAAAATTAATTATTCCAATGGCATCAAATAATAAGGCAAAAGATTTACAAATATTATTAAAAAATAAATTTCCAATGAAAAATATATTATTAATTCATAAAGAAACAAGTGATGAAGATAAATTACAAAGATTATTAAATGTAAATACAGATTGGGTTAACTTTGATATAGTAATTTATACTCCTACGGTTTGTATGGGAGTATCATTTGATATACCTAATTATTTTGATTATATATTTTGTTATGGTTGTCATAATTCTCTCGGAGCACAGGAGTTTTGTCAGATGCTACATCGTGTAAGACAACCAAAAAATAAAACTATATATATTTCAATAGATATGTATAAATATTTTGATATTACAGAAGATTTAATAGATTATAAAATAGTAGAAGAAATGATTTGTAGTGATTATTATTTAACAAAATATGATATACATAATAATTTAATACCTAAAAAATTTGGTAGAGATAGATTAATTGAATATAAATATAAAACAGAACCAATATATGACTTGTATGTAAGAAATTGTAAAGAAAGAATAGAAAATGAAAATAATTTTTCAGCAAGTTTCTTTGGTTATGTAAAAAATAAAGGATATAAATTAAGTTATATTGAAAATGTAGATAATGATTTTGATGTAAAATCAGAATTGAAAAGAATTGCAAAAAATAGAAAAGAAGAAGATATAAATATACTAACTTCAAAATTAATGGATGCTAATATGTTAAGTAAAAAAGAATATGATGAAAAGATTAAAAGAAAAGATGAATATATGGATGAAGAAACTTTATATGAAATTAAAAAATTTAATTTAAAAGATTGTTATAATATAGATAATCCAGAACATATAGATAAAGAATTTATAGAAACATATTATGATAGATCTAAAATGTTAAATTATAATAATTTAAGTAGTATATTAAATATAGAAAGACAAAATACAGATAGAAAAATTAAAATAATGAAAGTAAATGAAGAACATAATATTGAATTATTAAATGTATATGAAGAATTTAAACATAAAAATATGTATTTATTTCATTATTATCCTAATATCTTATTCAAGTATTTAGGAATAAATATAAATGAATTAGAAAATAAAACTATTAATAAAGATTATATTAAAGAGAGATTAGAATTTGAAATAGAAGGATTATCATTAAAAAAATTTATAGAAAAAGAATTTAATTCTTTATGTTTTAAATTTAATTTACGTAGAAAAAAATTAAATTTAAATAATGAATGTAAAGTAATAGAATTTATTAATAAAATATTAATTAAACAATATGGAATAAAATTTAAAAAAAGTAAAGATGAATATAAACTAACAAGTGATGGAACTTGGGATAATCTTCCAAGAGATGAAAAAATTATAGTAAAAAAATTAAAAGAAAGAATTAATTTAGAAGAAGACGAAGATAATTCTTTAGAATTATTAGATGATTTTGTTGATTCTGATGAAGAATAAAATATAAATATATATAAATCATTTATTTTATCATTATTATTATCATTATTATTATTATTATTATTATTATTATCATTAAACTCAATATCATTAGTATATATAGAATAGAATATTTTCACATCTAGGCTCATTATCATAGTATATATAATATGGTTTATTATTTTTATCCGAATATTTATTTATAATATCCTATATTTTTTTTTCCATAGAGTAATTTCTTTATTATTCTATATAAAGTCTTTAGGAATAGCTATCATATATTTTTCTATTTTAGATTCACTGTTTACTTTATTCTCATATTTTATATAATTTCTATAATATTCATTATATTCATCATTATATACACCATATTTAGATCTTTTATATACACCTATTATATATTTTTTTTATTTCTCATTATACTAAATTTATTTATGTTAAATATTCGGTATTCATTTTCATCAGGTTTTAGTTCTTTTAAAATATACTCGTCGCCTACTGTTGTTGTATCTGTTGATGATTTCTTACATACTATAATATTTTTTTTTTTATATTTTACATTTGTAATTTTATATGAATTATATGGTAATTCATCATGTCTTTCTTTCACATATCTAGTATAATTCTTTCACATTACCTAATCGTATTGACCCACCTTCATGTAATTTTATCCGACATTATATTATATAATTACTAGATTAATATTTCCATTTTTACTATTATTATTAGTCTATTTAGAATGAACTTCTTTTTTACTATTATTATTATTTATATCGATTAGATCAATCATATAACTGCTCAGCACCTGCTCCTTGACCTACCTCGAGTGGATTATTAACCATTGGATTCACAGGTACATGAAGCACTATATCATGTGATTACATAGTTGACCTAACCCCTAGCCGAAACAGCATCAAATAAATAAATTATTATAAATAAATAAATCATTATAAATAAATATATCATTATAAATAAATATATCATTATAAATAAATATATCATTATAAATAAATAAGTCATGTAATACTTACTAAATTACTACTAACAATATTATATTCTTGAATTTCTAATATACTATTTTTACTATATATTTTAAGTAATTCTTCAATTGGATCTAATACTTGAAAAATTCCATTATTTCTACTTTTATTATAACTTAATCTTTGTCTAACAGAAAATAACATTGAAGTTTTATTAGTTAAATTAGTTAATCTACTTTCACGAAGAATATTTTGTCTCAAATTATTATTTTTTATTTTATCCATTTTATTTCCAATAATTACTGCTGGAATATTTGGATCACAAATATTTCTTATTTTATTAATCCAAATTGATAAATTATGTCTTGTTTTAACTTCATTTACATCATATAAAAGTAATACTCCGTCTGAACAAGACATAAATGCTGATCTTAAATCTCCTTCGTGAAATTCTTGACCTGCTGTATCCCAAATATCTAATATATAATCTCCATTAGTAGTTTTTAACATTAATGTTAGCATATTAAAATTATTAATAGGAGTTGCTTTATATTTTCTATCATGTTTATATTCTTTATTATCTAAACCTACTAAAGATTTAAAAAATGATGTTTTACCAACTCCACCATCACCTGCGATTATTATTTTTAGTCTTTTTGTAGTATTTCTTTTTTTAGTTGAAAATGAAAACATTATTATTATTATTATTATTATTATTAATTTATATTATTATTATTAATTTATATTAATTTATATTAAAATCAATTTTTTTAATACAAATATATATTAATAAGTTTAGATATAATTTTTTTTATTTTATAATTATAAAATATTAATAAATATTTCAAATTATAAAATAATATATATATATATATATATATATATATTATGTCTAAAAATTCAGAATATAAATATTTAAAATATAAACAAAAATATATAGAATTAAAAGAAAATAAAGATGAAGATGAAGATAATAAAAAGATAATTTTAAAAATGTTAAAAGATATTTTAAATAATAATGAAATTGAAGAAGAAAAAATAATTTTAAATATTGATGAAATTTTAGAAGAAAATAAAAATATTGATGAAAATTATGAAATGATTATTGATGAAATTAATAGTAATGAAATAGATGGTAATAATAATTGTATAAAATTATTTTTAAAAGAAAATAATATTATTGAAAAAACAAAAATAGAACTAGAAGAAATAAAGAACAAAATTAATAAAGAACAAATAAAAGAAATAAAAGAAAATAATGAAAAAATAGATGATCATTATGAAAATTTAAGTAATAAAATAGATAATAATAATAATGAAATATATAATATTCTAAATGAACAAAATAATAATGAAAGTAATTTAGAATTTTATAAAAGTAAAAATATTAAATTAATGAAAATAAATGAAGAATTAAAACTTAAATTAAATAGTGATAAATTAAAAAAATATACTCATTTTAATTTAAAAAATTATATAAGTGAAGGATTTAACAATATAATTTCAATATTTGGAAATAAAGATAAAGATACTGAAATAAAAGAATTAAAAAAAGAATTATCTAATATAGAAGATGATTTAAAAGAATTTTTACAAGTTAATCAAGAATATAATGAAAATATTCAATTAATAATTAAAAATAATGAAAAAATAAATGAATTATCAAATATACAAATTAAAAATTTAAATAAACATGTAGAAGTAACTAATGAAAATATAAAATTAAAAAACAAAACTCATAAATTAAAAAAAACAAAAAAACAAAATTTAATTAAACATGAGAAATTAAAAAGAAAATTATAATATTTGGTATATATTAATAATTTAAAAATATAATAATATAATAATTCAATGTGTAATAATGATAGCAATAATGACAAAAACGACAATAAAAGAAAAGGAAAAAAACGTAATTTTACAGATTGTGACAGTTTTGGTAATAATAAAGAATGGGAATATGAAGAAATTAATAAAGAAATTGAAACATTAGATGATTTAATTGAATTAGGTAAAATATATGATTTAAAAAAAAGAAAACGATATAATATTGATTTAAAAAAATTAAATAAATTAGTTAAACCTTTAACAGATTTAAAAAAAATTATAGGCATGGACAAAGTTAAGAAAACAATTGTAGGTCATATAATTTATTATGTTCAAGATTTAGAAGATAATAGTAATAATATGATGCATACAGTAATTCAAGGACCACCAGGTGTTGGTAAAACTATGTTAGGAAGACTAATAGGAGATATATATTTTAATTTAGGTATGTTCAAATCAAATTTTCATAATCATCGGTTAAAAGAATATAGAGATAGATATACATTTCGTATTGCAAGAAGATCAGATTTAATTGGTAGATATTTAGGCGAAACATCAATTAAAACACAAGAATTTATTAATAGCTGTAATGGTGGTGTTATGTTTATTGATGAGGCATATTCATTAGGAAATGCGGAAGGTCGTGATAGTTATTCTAAAGAATGTATTGATACTATAAATCAAAATTTAACAGAAAATAAAGGTAATTTTTTATGTATAATAGCTGGTTATAAAGAAGATTTAGAACATTGTTTTTTTGCTTATAATAGTGGGTTGAAAAGAAGATTTCCGTTTGTATATGAAATTGAAAATTATACATATTTAGAATTAAGTAGAATTTTTTATAAAATGATTTATGAAATTGGATGGTGTATATTAAGTATAGAAGATAATTTTTTTAAAGATAATTATAATTATTTCCCAAATTATGGTGGTGATATGGAAACATTATTTTTTAAATGTAAAATAGAACATAGTAAAAGAATTTTCTGTCTATCAAATGAACATAAAAAAAAATTAACAAAAGAAGATATTAATAATGGTTTTAAAGAGTACAAGTTAAATGTTAAAATAAAAAAAACTGATAATACATCTATTAGTCATTTATATTTATAGTATATAAAGATAAATTAAATTAATATAATTAATGAGTAATTATATTAATGATATGATATTAATTATTAAAGAAGTAAATACGAAATTTGAATATAATGAAATTAAAGAATTATATAATTATGTATACGAAATTTTAACTTTTTTATATCCAGATTTTTGTAAAAAGTTATTTATTGATACAATGAATAAATTATTAAAACCAATTTATGTTATAGATTATGATAGAGAATTAATTCCAGTTAATTTAAATGATATTAAAATTCCAGATAAATTTAAAAAACTTGTAAATCATGTAAATGATATATCAAAATTACCACAACCAGAACAACGTTCACCGGAATGGTTTAAATTAAGAGAAAATATGATAACAGCAAGTTCATCCGGACAAGCATTAGGTAAATGTCCTTATAGAGGATCTAAACCGGAAGATTTAATTTTAGAGAAAGTATTTGGAAAAACGTTTTTAGATAATGAATATGTTCATCATGGAAAAAAATATGAAGAAATTGCTACAAAAATTTATGAATGTATATATAATGTATATATTAAAGAATATGGATTAATTCCTCATATGGATAATATTTCTTTTCTGGGTGCTAGTCCTGATGGTATTGCTACTTATAAAACATTAGATAATAATTTTAGCAATATGATAGGTCGAATGTTAGAAATAAAATGTCCATATAGTAGAAAAATAAAAACTAAGGGTAAAATAGAAGGAGGAATATGTCCTACTTATTATTATTGTCAAGTTCAACAACAGTTAGAATGTTGTAAATTAGAAAAATGTGATTTCTGGCAATGTGAGCTATCTGAATATAATAATAGAAATGATTGGTTTAATGATGATTGTAAAACAACAAGAAATTCAGAAGGAGAAGATGAAGTTAAAGATATTTTAGATACAATTAAAAAAGGGTGTATCATTCAATTACAACCAAAAGAGTTAAATAAATATGATGAATTCAAATCTGTATATATATATCCAAAAAATATAGATATGACGTGTGCCGAATATGACCAATGGGTATTAGAAGAAATCTCCAGTTATCATGAATCAGAATATTATGAAAAATATTATTTTGATAAAATTTTATATTGGAAATTAGTTAAATCACATAATGTTATAATAAATAGAGATAAAGAATGGTTCAAAGAGAATTTTCCAAAATTAAAAGAGCTTTGGGAAAAAGTTAAATATTATAGAAATAATAATAATGAAGCACTTAAATTTAAAAATAAAATTCAAAAAAGTCCTTTTGTTAAAAAAAAAGAAGTTATTAATTTAGTAGATAGTTCTGATTCAGAATCAGATTATGATGATGATGAAAATTAATTATCACTATTATAAATATAAAAATAAAATACTAGAGCAAGGATAATTAATATTACTACTGCTACTCCTACAACAATGGTATTATAATTATCCTTATTTTTGGTATAATCAGATAACTCTGATAAATATGTATCTAGTGGAGTTGGTGTAGGACATACTTTTTTAGCAACGGCGTTGGTAACTTGAGTAGCACATTCACTATTAAGAGTATAATTTTGCCTAGCGTTGTTAACTTTAGCATCACATTCACTAGTACGAGTATAATCTTTTATAGCAGCGTTAACTCTATTATCACAATCAACATTAAGAGTATAATTTTTTGTAGCAGCGTTAACTCTATTATCACAATCACCATTAAGAGTATAATTTTTTGTAGCAGTGGCAAGTAGATTACTATATTTTGGACATTCTTTTTTAGCAGTGGCAACTCGAGTATCACAAGTTTTGTTAGCATCGTTTTTAAGAACATAATCCTTGTTTTGACATGTTTTGTTAGTATTGGTTTTAAGGTTTTGTGATTGACCAGGTGATGCACCATGTGATTGACCTGGTGATGCACCCTGTGATTGACCTGATGCTGAAACTTCACATTCAGTAGCAGTAGAACATCTCTTCGTTCTATTATTAGAACACACATTGGCGTTACATGTTGCAAAATGTTCAAATAAACTATAATTCATTATATATATATATATATATATATAATATAATAAAATAATATATTATTAATAAAATAAAAATCTATAATATATTATAAGTTCCATAATTATAGAATTTAACCTGATTTTTTATTAGTTTTTTTAATATAATTTTATTTTTTGCTTTTTAATATAATTTTATTTTTTGCTTTATAATATAATTTTATTTTTTACTTTTTAATATAATTTTATTTTTTACTTTTTAATATAATTTTAGTTTTTGCTTTATAATATAATTTTATTTTTTGCTTTATAATATAATTTTATTTTTTGCTTTTTAATATAATTATTTATCTTCACAAAATCATATGACTAAATGTAATATAGATTCTTTTTGAATATTATAATTTACCAATGTACTATCAATGTCTAATTACTTTTACATTTTCAATAGTTTTAGTAGTTTCAATTCTAAATTTAATAGTAGTTATTTTACTTGTTAGTGTTTTTTATAAAAATTTGTATAGTTATTTTATATATTATAGATATATTTTATATATTTTTATATTCAAATTATTTTAAACAAATTAAAATAATTTTCTATATGTATATATATATATATATATAAAATGTCAGATAAAGAAAATAATTTTACACATCATTATACTGTAGAAGAATTAATAGTAGACGACCCAAAAGGGGGTTTAACAATTAAATCATTTGTTAGAAAAGGTGATATAAAAAAAAAGGTAACAATTAAAGAATCAGGTGATAATAAATTTAATGTTAGAACTAATGAAAATAATAAAGTAGTTGATGTGGAATTAAATATGACAAAATTAAAAGAATATTTAGATAAAAATAAAAATACCGCATTTGCTTTAAATTATATAAATAAAGACATGGTATCATTTAGAAAAGGAAAAGGGAAAGCAGTTAAAACAAGAACTAGAAAACAAAGTACTAAAAAACAAGTAAAAAAAACAAGTAAAAGAAAAACAAGTAAAAAAAAAGCAAGTAAGCCAAAAGTAAGTAAAAAAAAAACAAGTAAAAGAAAATCAAGTAAAAAATAATTAAAAATAAAATAATTAAAAATAAAAATTGAATTTTATTATCATTTATATCATAATTTGTATTATCATTTATAATT